CCAGCGCCATAAGAAAAATCCTCCACTTTGGTGAATGCCCGCTGAATGACCAGCAACGAGTCCATGCGCACGCTTCCATTCTCGCCGCGCGAGTGCAGCGCCATCCTGTTCAGCACCAGGCCAACGTGCGCCGGTTGCGAGCCGCGGTATCCGACAAATATCCCGCCATCGACGGGCTTATCTACCTGGCGCCAGAAAACGACGTCACCCTGATAGCAGGTGAAGAAGTCCTCACCGGCTTCGTAGTCCGGCGTCTGGTGCAGTTCTATGCCGAGGACATGGCGGTAATACAGCACCACCAGCCCCCAGCAATCCACCTTCTCGAACGAACAGGCCCGGTTAGCCCACGGTACGCCGATCACCTTCCGAACAAAATCAGAGGTACTGAAGTCCTGTATATTCGACTGGATCATAAAGGCGACCGATATTGTTGTTCAGAGGATTGGTGACAGAAAGGGTTACCGATGCGGCATCAGCGTCGATGTCCACTGTCTTGACATATAACTGCCAGGACTTAATCGCCACAGAGACATCGCCGCTGTCGAATATCTGCCGCGTGGCCGTGATAGCTGTCAGCCGAGCCGCACCCTTCCACTGTTTCATCAGCGCTTTGATATCCGACGACAGCCGCCCAAGCTTCACCGTCGCGTCTATCACCGGCGTGCCGCTCTGCTGACTCTCTTCGATTTCAAAGCGCGCTGGCGTGTACTTCTGGCCGCCGAGCGTCTTGGGGAAGAACTGCTTATCGACGAGGCGCACATAGCCAAAGGATGGATGGTAGAACGTGATGGTGTCGTACAGACCGCGCGTCGGGCGCTGCTGCTTATATTCCCTGAAGCTTGGCATTACGGCACCCTCGGTAAAGATTCCGGGTCGCGCCCGTCTGGATAACCAGTAACAACGATATCCAGCCACGAATCCCACGGCGGCGGCAGCTCAACAATGATGTCGTCGAACTCGTCGTCGGCGTTGTAGAGGTGGTTCGCAATAACGGTCCCCGTCCAGGTAACCACCCCGCCGTCGATACTGGTTTGCACCGGCATCTGCGTGAAGTGAAGCTCCTGCAGCTGCAGGCCACTGCCGCCAAGATTGATATTCATCCGGAACCAGTTCAGGCCCCGATTGAGATAGTTCTGGCTGCGCAGCCACTGCTGGAAAGCGCGCTCCTGGTCAAGAGTGAAGATCCATGTCAGTGACCAGGTCACTTTCAGGTCGTCAGTAAGGTTCTGGAAGATGGCCGGGCCGACCGCTGGCTGATCGGTCTGGAACCCGGTATCGAGCGTCATGTTTTTGCTGGCCTTCTGCGCCAGCGGCAGCCAGTCGGGATAGTCGATAATTGGCATCAGCCCTGCCCCCTTGGCGTGCGTTTGGCGGTAGTATTTCCTATGATTGCTTGGCTCATAACACCACCATTGTTCATATCGGCAACGAACGCCTCGACAGTCAGCGTATTTCCAGTTTGCGTGGCTCTAGCGTCATACATGTGCTGCCCTGATGACATATCATTGAATATGACACTAACCTGAATACCACTTCCGCTCTGCATATCCTTGTTGCTGATCACCCTGCCGTTGTCGCCCGGTATCATGTACTGCTTACCGGTACTGGCCTGGTAAATCTCCGGCTTCCCTCGCTCACCGACCTGATACATGCTTCCCGCTGACACAGGTCCGCCATTGTATCTGGCCCCAGCCAAAGCCAGCCCTTGAGCAAGCCCAACTGTAGATGCAATACCAGCCATCGCAGGCGCTGAGTTTGCGCCAAAGGATGCCAGGCTGGCCAGCGCTGCGGCTGGAGCCCATGCGGCCGCCGTCGTGGTAGCCATACCGACAGAAGCAGCGGTAGAAGCTGCGCCCAATGTCTGACCGATAATGAAGTTTTTGAGAGCCTCAACCCCAACCTGGACTAGCGCATTTACCACGCTATTCAGCATCGTGTTACCGAGTGAGCGCATAGCATCCTGAGCTGACATCGTTCCTGTGATCAGTCCAGTTATGACGTTTGATGCGTTTCCGCCAAAGGCATCCACGGCACTCGTTAGCATGCCGAAGCCGATATTCATTTGGCTTAATTCTTGCCACTGAGCATCCAGTCTTTTTTGGCGATATTGCTCCTCAATGCTAGCCCTTACAGCCTCTACCTCAGCTATTTTCTGAGGATAGAGCGCAGCGTACTGGTTGAGTTGCTCAATCTGCTGCTGAAACTGGCTTTCAACGCTAGCCACAGGAGAAGCTTGGCTTTGTAGGCTGCTGAAGTTGGACTGCGCAGCTTGCTTATCTCTTTCTGCCTGGGCTTGCTTTTTCAATGCTTCAGCAGTATCCAAAGCCTGTGCTTTGTACTCTCTTGCCTTCTGTCGCTGTTCATCCGTTGCATCGGCACCAAGAGACATCTCTGCCCTTAGTAGTTGCTGCTCACGGGTTAATTCGCTGGTTGAACCTGCTGCAAGAATAGATTCTTGTCTCAGGGCTTCCAATTTTTCGTTTATCGAGTCCTGCGCTTTAGCGTATTGCTCAGCTTCTTTCTGTGCCGCAGACTTTCCTCCTTTCGCTTTGCTGCCAGTAGCTGAGACGGTCGTTTTAATCTCGATCGGCTTTGTGTTAGCCGCGGTCTGCGATGCTTTGGAAACAGCGGCCAGGTCGCCAACCAGCATGGCGGCTTTATTACTCAGCCCGGCCAGCGCTTTGTTTTGCGCCTCCCAACCGTCGAGCCCAAGCCATGACCAGGTGCGGGCCCGGCGCGTAAACATTTCTGCAGTGCTGTTCAGATCAGATATCTGTGCATCGGCAGATATCGCCTTCCCGGCCAGCCTGTCGAGAGCTGCCGTCAGCGAGTCAATCACGGCGACCATGCCAGAGCTTGCACCAGTAGCCTGGTTAACAGAGTCGATCATCGACAGGAATGAGTTGGTCAGCGCGGTATTAGCCTGTGAAAGCGTGCGCGGGAGTTTCTCGAATTCTGCATTCACTGAGCCGGTTTGCTTCTGAATGGCGTTCAGCGCATCTTCTGCCGTCAGTTTCCCGTCCAGCATAAGCTGACGAAGCTCTCCGATACTTACGCCCATCCCGGCGGCAATCTGGCGCGCCAGTTCAGGCATTTGCTCCAGAATGGAGTTGAATTCCTCAGCCCGGATAGTGCCAGAGGAGATCGACTGGCCGAACTGGCGCAAAGCATTCGCCATTTCTTCGGATGAGGAACCGCCGATGCGCCCGATTTTCTGAAGTGTCTCGGTGAGCTGAATAATCTGACCGTTCGTCGCGCCGGTATCGCGCAACGCCGTGCTGAGTGTTTCCCACAGCTTCGCGGTGTCCTGCAGCGAACCGCCCGTCGACGAACTTATACGCATCAGGCTCTGTATTGTCTCTGATGCAGTCGCAGCACTTCCTGTCAGTCGCTCAATGCGCGCGTTGAGCTGACTCATATTGTCTGCAGCAACGAGGAAAGCCTTGCCCCAGTCAACAACGAGTGACGCCGCAATAGCACCGGCAACGCGGTTAATATTTGTCTGCAGCTCATCAATCTTTTTGGCTGCGGTAGTTGCAGAGTTGCCGATAGAGTCGAGCGACTTATTGGCCTTTCCCTGCGCCTTCAGCAAGCCAGAAACATCGGCCTCGATGTCGTAATAAATCTCGCCTGCTTTTTCAGACATCACTTTTCTCCGGGCATAAAAAACCCACCGAGAGGTGGGTTAGTTATTCGTGTCGTTTATTGGCATCGTTCGGTGTAGGCTGGCGGTGGCGGTGTGTCGCGCGAACTCAGGAAATGTTCGCCAAGCGTGTAATCGACGCCTTTCGAGAACATACCTTTCGATTTCATTTTCAACTCAACGAAGAATGGGTGAAACCCTGCATAGGCCCCAAAACCGTTCTTGCCGTTAATTTCCCCGCAAACTATAGCAAAGACCCGGCCCTCGTCAGCATCCATCATTTTTGCAACTTTCACGTTGCGAAATTGCGCACTGCTTGGATCAAGCAGGTTTGCTGAAACTTCTGATTGCGCCAAAGAAATTGCCTTTTCCTCACCCGGCTTGCAGCCAGCCAGAACCAGCGGAATAGCCAAAGCCAAAAGTATTTTCTTCACTCTTAACCCCTGAGTTTTATTGTCGAGCCATATTACGCCCGGTCAGGCTATACGGTACATTCATTATTAACTCAGGCTGCTTTCTTTGCTGATTTTTCTCGCTCAACCATTTCCTGCCAGCGACGATCGTCATCGTCCATAACCGCGTCGTACTCTTCCCTGGTGAAGCCTTTCTGGTCAGGGTATTTAGCGTTAAGCATCATGGCAAATTCGGTCATTGTGAGGTTTTCAGCCTCTTCCCTGCTGATTCCGAAATGGTTTCTCGCCGCCATGATGTATTCAGTCGCATGAAACTCCGGCGTCGTTTCCTTGCTTTCGTGCTTCTGCAACTTACGAACCTTCGCCCGGCCGATAACGCCGTGCATAATCAGTGACTGACCTATCAGAACCAGGTTCTCAGGCGGGAGAGAGCCGCGGTGCCATACAAACGTACGCCTGCCAGTACGGGAAGGCTCATGCCATCCTGTCAGTTCAGAAACGTCCTCTTCACAGCAGGACTGGATGACATTAATAGCCGAGAGAAGCGCCTCACGCACAAACGCGGCAGATCCTGCTGCTTCAAGTGCCCAGCGTGGCAGCGAAACGTCACCGAAATAGTGGGCGTAGAATTTGCGCTGATGCTCTGGTATCGCACTGTGAATCTCCCTGGCAGCATCAAGCATCTTCGCCACATCGTCATTAAACAGCGCATAGAACGTTCTGACGATATGGTCTGGCTCGCCGATCCGCGTCATGTTACGGAACGATGGCCGGAAGAAGTATTCCCGCTCGCCAGCACCAATCAGGCACTCGCCAATCTCTTTCAAAGGTGTCATATCGTTCTCCATAACCAGTATCAAGGGCAGCACGCCGCCCTTTGTAGTGATTACGGTGCGGCAGTTACCGTAACAGCGCAGGTGTCGGTGAAGTCGCCGTCTGCGGTTGTAGCCGTAATAGTCGCGGTTCCGGCCGCGACTGCGGTTACCAGACCGGTTGAGCTGACGGTTGCGATAGATGGTGCCGAGGTCGTCCAGGTGATCGCTTTATTGGTCGCATCGGTTGGCTGAACCGCGCCGTTCAGTTGTTGAGTTGCGCCAACGACCAGGGAAGCAGTTGCAGGAGTTACTTCAACGCCAGTGGCCGCGATGGAATCAGCGACTTCAAACACAACGGTGTCGGCGTCGTAGACCTTCCACTCGCCGGAGAAGGTGGAGATATCGTTGGTACCGAAATCACCAGACCATGAAGTTGTGTTCATGTAACCCTGGATGTAAGTACCGGCGTTCTCACCCGCGAAGTCGAAACGCACCCACAGGTTAGGCTGACGGCCTGCCTGTACTTCGTCAAAGATGTACTTCGACAGGCGCCACGCGCCGATCTCGTTATCTTTGTCAGACTTGCGAAACTCCCCTTCGCCGGAGATCGTCAGATCCATGTTGTTGACCAGGTTCTCCACCAGCCCTTTAGCATCATCCGCCTCGGAGTTGATGGTGTTCATCGAATAGTCGATGCCCTTGGTCGTCATAGCGCCGAGACGCTTCCACTCGGAAAGCGCTGGCACTGCGTCGGGGCAGCCAAAGGCCATGCGTAGCACAGCTACTTTCCCGATCAGCTTGCCAAAATCATTAGCACAGCCTTGCATGTGTACCTCTCAAATAAAAAGGCCGCCGGATGGCAGCCTGATGGGTTGGTGATGGGGTTATTCGCCGTAAACGCACATAAACTGGAGTCTGAAGACCAGGCGGCCCTCTTCGGTCAGGATAGGTGCTGGCATATTGCCGATGTTTTGAATAAGGCCAAGGCATTCATCGGTAATGTCGTTCTGTTCGATATAATTGATGATTTCCTGAGCCTTCTCTGCTGCTGCGCGGCGCTTGTCCTTGGCGGAGATGACATCCACCAGCACGTAGTGGTCAGATCCGAGGTCATTTCGGATGTCGGTACCGCCGTTAGGCCGGAACACGATGAATGCGTCGGTTAGCTTCTTTGTGTCGTCCCACGCCAGCAGCTGAACGATGAAGCCAGTGGTAAGCCCGGCATCAACAAAATAGTTACGCACGCGCTCGTACATGGCTGGTGTCATTTTGAAAGCTCCCTGAGTAGCGCCGCTTGCATCTGGTTTCGGGTCTCATTCATGCCAAGAGTAAGAAATTCCTTTTTGGCTGTAGCTCTGCGGAATGTTTGCGGGACGTCTGGATCGTGGACATAAACAGCATAGTTTGCTGAATAGCCAACCCTGCCAGTCACGACAACGCCTTTAACCTCGACCTCTCGATACTGGCTGTTAATTAAGGTCGAAGTATCTATCGGAGTGTAAACCGCAGCCTGGCCTGCTCCGATAATCAACGCCGCATGCATTCCCCTGACAAGCTTCCGCCTCTGAACATCCTTCATGATGCGATCGAGGTTTCTCTTTGACTCCTTAATCCCTCTGGCTTTGATGCCCATGGCTACACTCCCGTCAGGATGGCGTAATCATCCGCCAGGCGCTCGAACGTGTCGGCATAGCGAATAACCTGCCGCACCTCGTCGGCACCGGCCACAACTGGGTCGATTTCAGTCGAAACGCCAACCAGCAGGTAATCACCTGCGGCCGCCAGCGCAAACTCCGTCCAGACGGTATTTTTCACGACGATTTCAGCGCCCAGGTTGCCGATACGCTTTGATAGGCCACCTTCGTAATCGCACATGATGACTTCCGGCGCGGCGTAGCCATTAATCGGATCGCCGTATTCGTCGGTGCCGCCGTTCTGCTTGCGCCAGATAGTGGCTTTGGCGGTGTAGGACCACGAAGCTGTTGCCGACATTAGACTACCCTCGCATATGACCGACCTTGCCGGATATGGGCAATGTTAGCCTTTGAGACGCCATATCTTTTGGCGATAGTGGTAAGAGAATCACCATCTGAAATGGCGCGACGAATTTCGCGCACCTGCTCATCGGTAAACTTGGCATGTGGTGGGGTAACACCGAACATAGGGTTACCAGAGCCTGAATTCTTGGCTGATATTTTAGCTTTGACTTCAGGCAGGCTGCTCATACCTGCGCAGGCCGGCACTTTGCCGAACCAGCAGTTTTTATCTCCACGCCGACTTTCCGCCATGTTCGCCTTTGATTCTTCGGTGTGAATTACTCCGAGACAGCTCCCAGCGTTTGGCGCGATATTGAAAGTCGGGTTTAATTCGCGAAAGAATCGCTGCTCGGCGGCTATAAGCTCTGACTTATTACTCACTACTTCCAGAACCGAGAAATCAAAGACACCTTTGCCATGTTTATTCCATGACTCCTGAAGGTTTCTGTTTCCATGCGTGCCTTTCCGCAACTTATAGCGATGACTCGCCCACCGTCCTGAAATGTTAACCGTAGAGCCGATATACGCCTCACCAGTAATGGTGTTGGTAATCTGATATACGCCTGCAACGCCATTATAAGATGGCGCATTATGGTGCTGATGGCTTAAGATTTGATGAGCCATTGGTTACCTCCGCAATAGGTAATGATGGTTAGAGCCGGTGGCAATGTTGACGCATTCCCCGGCTCGTCAATTTTACCATTTGCTGGCTTTTTATACACCAATTCTCACTCCTCAAAGCTCTGGTAGCGGAACCGTCATGCCTGCCATGCTGTGTGTGCAGTCATTCAGATATTGAATCTGCCCATCCGTCACAAATGAATGGCAGGTAAACGGCTTGTCTTTCGTGGCGTCGCCAAACTCCTCCGGGTCATCGCTGGGCGTGAAGCCAGTAACCAAAACGCTTGGAGTCAGCGTCGGCTTATCAACGCTTCCATTCCATCCCCATCGCGGACCATTGCCAATGCCAACCTGCACCACATGGCGACTACTGCACCCGGGGCACATGAACGATAAACGGTTATCGCTCGCCTTCTTCACTCGCTCTGTCATTCTTTCCACCTCAACACCTTCGCGCCAGTCGCCCGGATGCGCGGGCAGTTGATGAACCACTCGCCGTCCGATTTCACGTAGCCGGTAGTCTCCCGCCCGGTGTCGGTCATCACCCATACGCGGGTAAACGAACGTGGCATGCCGTGCTTAACTGATTTGTACGTCATCAGCATCCTCCGACCACCATGAACAGGCCGACGCTGTTACCGGCGCTGATCGGCAGCTCGCCGGTGCATCCGCTGGTATCGAGATGGGCCAGCGAGTCGCGCAACCAGGTGATGCTGTCGTCGCCATATTCAAAAGAACGGGACGCGCCAGAAGGCGCACCCTGCGATTTGATGCGGCGCGCACCGGACGAAGTAGCCATGAGCGCGGCGGCGTACATCAGGATCAGCTTCGCGGTGCAATCGTCATACCCCGCGCCATCGAGGCACGGGATAATCTTGTTCACCACGCAGAGGATTGGATCCAGCAGCGCGCCCGGGATGGAGTAACCCAATTCACCGAGGAACGCCTGCACGTCTGCCGCTGTGATTTGGTCAGCCATGGTTATTTCGCCTTCTTGGTTGCTTCCGCCAGTGCGGCCTCTGCCTCTTCAGCGCGCTTCGTCATTGCCGAGAGTTGCTCGTCGAAAGTTACTTTGTCAGCTGCAGCCTGGTCAGTGAGCTTAGCCAACCGCTCCAGGGATTCATCACGCTCCTTCGTCACTGCCGCGAGCTGCTCGAGCAAATCGCTTGGCTGTGATGCTGCCGGAACGGACTCGCCGAAGAGCTTTTCACCCTTCTTCTTGTCGGTATCTTTCGCTTTACCGTTCGCTTTCCAGCGCGCTGCTGTTGCATCGTCCACTTCAAATACCGCACCAACCTCCAGCTTGCGGAGGTTGGCACCAGCGAACACGTTACCTGATGTGATTTCTACCAGTGCCATTCAGTTTCTCCTTAGCTGCTCGCGAAGAGCACACCGTGTTTCAGGTTGATGTCCTGCTTAACCATCAGGCCCATTGCGCCCCAGGTACGCCAGATGTAGTCGCTGTTATAGAACTGACGAGGGTCAGCAACAGTACCTACGGCCTGGCCGGTGATCGGAGCGATAACGCCTGCAGTCAGCGGTACCACCAGAATCTGGTTTCCGGTGAGTTCTGCATCTTCTTTCACGGCAGCAATGCCAGACAGTTTCAGGATTTCCTGCAGGATGGTGCCAGACTGGTAATTGTCGCTGTAATAGCGCTCCCAGTTGGACATGATCTCGCTGGAAACATACCAGGTCTGTGGTGCGTACTGGTTGTTACCGATTTTCAGCGTATCGCGCAGTGCGATCGCACCATTTCGGTTCTGTTCTGCGGTTGCAGTGCGGCTGGAGAAGTCGATGTTCAGACCAGATGCGCCTAAATCAACCTGACCGACGCGCTCATCGTTCTTCAGGCCTTTCCAGGTTTTTCCGTCGAAAGTTACAAAGTTGCCTTCCGAGTCGCGGAAACCATTGAACATGTAATCCACGATTTTACGGCGCACATCATCAACAGAGCCGCGCTGAGCGTCAGACAGGGAGGCCAGTGCAGAACCTTTGTTAAAGATCGGGTCACGCCAGTGGAATTTGAAACCTGAATCGTGCACTGGCACCATCGTGCCGTCGAAGCTGTATGCACGAGCATCCAGCGCAGCACCAATCTGGCCAGACATGGAGGTGTGCGCCCAGCCACGACCGCCAGTACGTGCATATTCATACACGGACTCTTCCAGTCGTACAGAGCGAGACAGCGGCATCAGGTCGTTAAACAGGGTGAACTCAGTGTTCGGTTCGAACTGCGCCAACACAGTCTGATCATAAGCGCGGTACATGCGGCGGATGTCGTCGACGGCGTTGACTGCGTCCAGGTGACCATTATCACCAAAACGAGCTCGGGCAATGAAGTCAGCCACGGCCTGGGCGCTCATGTTGCGCGCCATCTCCAGTTCACGGAACTGTGCCTGGTTCACTTCGAGGTTACCGGTGCGTTCACCGATAGAGCGAGAAAATACAAGCATTCATGTGCTCCTTACTTGATAACGACGCGCAGCAGATCGCCTGCAGCGACGGTGTACGCCGTGTCTTCTTCGACATATGCGCGGATGGACTCGCCTGTGGCATGGGCTTTAACCTGGCCGTTTGCGATGGATAATGGCTGCCCCTTTTTGTAGGTGCCTGCCGCCGCGCGCACGTTAAGGAACATGCCAGGCATCGGATGGATGCCTACCACCAACTCATTTACAGGGATTGAGTCGTCAACCGTCTGGCAGCGCAGATAGTCAAAGTCAGCGACATATAGGATCGCCTCTTCGTTGCCATCAACCGAGGCCGTGAACTTGGCTGCGGAGAAGAAGCCAACAGTACCTGGCTTAGTGGCGGCCGCCGCGGCACCTTCACGGTTGAGCAGCGGATTAGGGAATACGCCACCGGCGTGAATTACGTGTTTTCCGTCTTTAGCCATTTTTTACTCCGGCATTTCGCTGACTGATTGGTGGGTGTTGGTTGCCTGGCGGAATGCACCGTTCAGGCCGAAAGATGTCTGGCACTTGGCATACATGGCGTCGAGCGCCTTACCATCCAGATCTGCGACTTCTTCATCGCTCATGTTCATCGCCAGCTTCACAGCCGCGCGCTTTTCGCCTTTCTCTTTGTCGGCGTTCGCGTTCAGGCTGTTGAAAACGACGTCCACGCGATCGGCGAGTGTTTTCGCCCACGCTGGCATCTCTTCGTTATTGGTGGCCTGCTCTTTTTTCTTGGGCTTGCCGGTTTCCGGGTCGATTTCTTCATCGCCTTTTTTCTTGGCGGTGGCTTCTTCGGCCTTCATCTGGTTGTATGCGTCCATCAGCTCGGCGTCGGACTTGCCTTCAGTCGGCTTACCAGCGGCTTGCAGCGCATTGATAATCAGTTCTTTCATCGGAT